CCATACCAACAACCATTGCTATATATCTTTCCATTTGACACCACCTTTTCTGATAATTAAAACGCTCTGAAACGAATCGAGACGGACAACCATGCGTTAACCCGTTTTTCGATTCGTCTCAGAGCTGTTTGCGACATAAAAATAAACGCTACATTACTGCGCGTTTAACATTTCTAATAGCTCTGTGTATTGTTCTTGCGTGATACGGTCACCGATTAAAAATAAATCCATTTTTTTCATTACATCCTCTTTTGAGATGTAAGACTTTCGAGTAATTTGTGATTTTAACGCGTTATAAGTAAAGTTCATTTTCCATTCCCCATTCTGATTTTTATTTTTAAACCATGCCAAACTCAACCATCATTAAACGAAAATCAACATCTAGTAAATAATCTGTATTAGCTGAAATTTGTTCACTTAACGGAATAACATAAATTGGTTCACTCGGTTCTACTTCGTTCGGATCGGGATAACTAAACTCAATTTGCTTTGTATCGGGATTAACTCGATAACCGTTTGCTTCTGAAAAATCTTGCGCGTATTGTTTGTACTCTAATTCAAGTACATCGAATGTTTCTCTGTTACGCTCGGACAAGGCAGTATAAGACGCTATTTCTTGCTCTACTGTCATAGGAATAACTACGCCTTGCTTATCGCCTGTATTTAAAATTACTTCGCCCATTACTTTATCGTAATAAATCCGCTTCCCGACATTAATTGTCGTCATGTTTAACACCTCCTTTAATTAAAAAAGAATACCGTCCGATGCAAGCCATTGAACCGATGCCGAATTAGTTACTCCAGTAGGTAATTGGAACCCGCCTTGGTACATACCGCTCAACGTTTGGTCTGAAGTAATTGAATCGCCGCTTCCATATGTCGGGTAAACCGTATAACCACCACTAGTAGAAGGGGATCCGAATAAAGGATAGTAGAAGTGATATGTTGCCGTTCCACCCGCGTGTGTAGTAATCAATCTAACGTATGTCGGCGTGAATCCTAAACCGTTTACTTGTACAGAGCCGTTTGCTGTTGATGTCGCAGTCCCACTCGCTGTTTTCGGTCCTTGAGAAATATTCGATATATTTGCAGCCATTGTAGCGAACTCTGCTGTCGCGCTTGTTGCAACACCTTTTTGGGTAATGGCGTTCGCTATGGCTGCTTTACCATTACTTACAGATTGAAAAAGTTTACGTGGTGATGTTTCAATCCATGCTCCCCATACACCATTAACTTTAGAGCGTTCAAATTCCCTCATAGTCTCGTTCGGTTCGGTGAAAGCCATTACTTTTTGCACTATAAAATTGTCTGCATGCACTATAGCTGTCCCCATAAACCAAGAACTATCTGGCGCGTTTGACGCTCCTTGTGCCATATAAAAGCCGTTTTTAATTGCATTATTCCAATTGGTTATAACTTGTCCGTATTCTTGGAATCTTAAATAAGTGTTATACCCGTTATCCCAATTAGATTTATTCGTCCCAACCGTCTGCGTCGTCGCTGTCCATGAGTCTTGCTTAACTTGTGTAACGTGTATTTGTTGGTTGTTCGTATGCGTTGCGATTTGTTGTGTTATACTCGAAAAATCAATGTTATTTAAGCCGTCTTCTAATTCCTTCAACTTGTCGTCGATAATATCGGCATTTTCATTTAAAAATTCAACTTTAACAAAGTCGGTTCCTTCCGGCTTATTTAAATTATAATTCGTTGTATTTTGCATTAACTCACATCCTCCGTCAATAATTCATCCCACGTATACACTTCTAATTCACTCCACGTTTTGCGGGAGATGTCATTCCAAATATTGAAGACATACGTGTAAATAACGCCTAAATGAGCCGGTAAAATAACATCTAACGTATTCATTAATCCTTGCATATTATCGGGTATGCCTACTAAACCAGTGAATTTTATTTCAAACATGCCGTCCACATCTGTTGGATTAATTTCAACTTCACCATTAGAAAACGCTGCAGCTACATTTTTAATCGTTTCATCCGTTGTTTGTTCTAAAGTCGCACGATAATGCGCCATGATAAGCTCTCTACGTTGTTTATCGGTCAATACGGTATTTTGTATACCTAAATCGCGTTCGTGAATCGATAGCGCTCGTATAGCCGTATCAATAAACAATTCCGAATAGTTTTGTTCGGTATCAACCGTTAATTGGTCTAATTCAATAGCGATGGCTCGTAGTATTTCGACGATCAACGTATTCGTACGTTCGTATTTCGGTAAGTGTTTAATCATTCGTGTATGCGTTATACTCATACATTCACCACGTTCCGAATTGTTGGTACTTGAATTTCACTGATAGGGATATTGCCCGTTGAACCGTTAAGAGTGAGGTTTGCATAGTCTTCTATGCCCTCTACACTTAATAACTCGCGTCCAATTTGCGCCTGTGAAATATACGTTAAACCTTCTTCAAATGCGATTGATTTAAAATAAGTTGTTAATCTATTTTTAATGAGCGTTTCAACTTGTGCGAATGCGTAACCGTCTTTAAATGTGAACGTTGCCGAAACATCTATTTCTAACGCTTCGCCCGTTACTACTGTCACGTCAGCACCGAATGGTCGTTCTGTCTCGATGTAATCAAATACATTCGTAATTAATTGTGTCGATGCTAATTCGTTGTCAACGTCCAATACCGCTACTTTTACAGTCAATGGGCCATCCCAACGAGGGAAAACTTTAACTTTACCGACACCCGGAACATTTTGCGCCCATTCGCGATAATGATACTTATTGCCCGCTTTACCAGGGCGTTGTAATTTATCGTAATAGCGTTGTCTTAGTGATGCGTCTGTTTCCTCAGGAAAACCATTTTCGAATGCTACCTCGTTTGTTACCGTTGCGACGTTTACAAGTGTAGTTGGGAATGCATTAATTGCTCCAACAGGAACATTGCCACCACTACCAAATTCAACAGCTTGAACGTTGATTCGATACTGTCCCGGTGCTGTTATAGTAGTCGTTTCTGTAGCTTCATAGAAAACATCATCCGCTGCGAATAAATCACCGACATTTACGACCGTTGCATTAGTAGCTGTAATAAGTACCGTACCGCTTGCTTTCGTAGCTGCCACACGCATTACACCGGTTCTTTGGAAAATAAACCGTGTTAATTCATCGCCTGTTAAGTTTTCAATATTGATTTTGTCAATAATATCATCGGTTAATACCACATGTTCGTTTAGTTCAATCGCTACTGCTTTTTCGATGTCATACGTCCATGATCCTAATGATTTATCGAAATTGTCATTCGTGTTATTTAAAATCTTTTGATGGATTGTTTCAACTGACATTATGCGCTCACCTCCATTTCGAACGCGCCTTCAACCGTTTGAACAGTAAACGAAATAGTCCATAGACTACCTTCGACCTCGAAATTCCAATTCGTTAAATCGTCAACGAGTGGATTTTCTAAGATTGATTCCGTCAATTCGCGTGTCATTTCTGATTCGATATAACCTCTAGGAAGCAAACTCCCTATTAAATCCTCAATCGTCACGCCATAGTTAACGCCTTTATGAACGTTGAAACGGAATCTTTCAGTACGAATAACTTTCTCAATCCAAACTTCTAACGCTTTTAACCCCGTCACTTCAACAGGAGCGCCGTTTTTATAAATAAAGTCGCCTTTTTTGAAGTCATATAAAAAAGAACGCCCGTTATATACCGGCGTTGTATTGTTTGTTTCGTTTTCTTCAGTTACAAGAAATTGTTCTACGTCATCTGGGAACATTACAAAGTCACCGCCTTGTCGATAACGATATACATATTATCATTGGAAGATGGAACTAGAATGAGCTTGTCGCCACTTTTTAGTTTATCTGTCCATTTAATTTTTCCGTCAGACCTACGATTTACGAGATTAATATCTGTAATGTCGTATAGTTCATAATCCCTAACGTAATCAGGTAATACATGAGCCGCGAAAATCAAATTTGTTTTATCTAAAATGATAGCCGGATCAATTTGAATTTTAATGTCCGGCAACTCTGCAACGACATCACCGATTAAAAAACCTTCGAATTGTTTCCCACCATTTTTAGCATTCTGAAACTGTTTAGCAATACTAATTATAGCTTCGTTCACGTTGACACCTCCAAATTAAGTGACATAAGGTGTATACCGTTGTTATACGTGTGTTGCGCTGATTTGATTAAGAAGTCACCCGACAAACCCGTAATAGGTTCGTTAATAGTAACCAAACGTCCGGCTCTTGCTCTGTGGTCACCGATT